GGATTGTACAGCCAGGACACCGTGGTGACAACATCGTGGACTGCGCAGGTCGACTCCTATCAGGCAGAACCCGAAGACTGGACATCTCTTGTCGCATTGTTCAACGCTGCACAGCCCCTGACGGTTGGATGGGATCAGACGGCAGGCTCTCAGAACCGCGTCGCGCAGAATGCCAACTTCGCCCGCGAAGGTGAGGCCCTGCTGAACGATCTCACGCTTACCTTCAACGACCGCCAGCCGTGCCAGGTCAGCATCCAACTTCAAGGTACAGGTAATTTAAGCTGATGATATGAAAAGAGGACAATACTACCGCCTGCTGCTGGCGACGACCGCCAACCCGACGACCGTCATTGCAGCCGCCAAAGACGCACAGATTCACTTTGGAACACAAGTGGAGGAGTCTTCGACGAAAGACACCACGGGAGATGCCCTTGAGTACGAGATCGTCGGCCAAAGCTATGACATCAGTGGCTCTGCCCTGGTTCTCACACCTGCCGACTCTCTGAACACGGGTGCTGTCTCGTTGAACGATATGGAAACAAATGTAGGTGACACAAAGCTGTATTGGCGCATCTGCCTGATGAGCGGTGACAACCAGCGCACCGTCGAGGAAGAGCTGCTCTCCGGCACAGCCAAACTGACGCAGTTGACTGCCAACGCACAAGTCAAGCAAACCGCGACGTATCAATATACGCTCACAGGATATGACGGCGTGACTGTCCACACGTCCACCACTTAAACTCTCTCGCACTCGGTCGCCCAGCTGTCTCGTTTTTCTTCATGCCGAGCGGTGTGGGCGGCCACTTTGTTTAGTTGATAGTTGATAATTGAAAGTTGATAATTCAGGAACTATGAAACAAATCACCCTGAACGGGACACCCATCCCCGTCGTCTTCAACATGGGCACGCTCATGTCGTTTGAAGAAATCACCGACGGCAGCTTCTTCGACAACAAGTTCACACGGCAGAAAGACCGCATCGCCATCGTCTTTGCCGCCATCTACTCAGCCGACAACGAGACGAAGGTCACCCTCGAAGACCTGATGAACGCCTCAGACTGGCAAGAGTCGCAGACGGCCTTCAACACCGTCATGGAGATGGCGGGCGAGTTCTTCCACTTGCCAAAGGTCGTCGCCGATGCAGAGGCGAAGGAGACCATCATCGAAGAGGGAGAGGAACAGCCAAAAAACTGATCACCGCTCACGACTACTTCACCATCGTCGTGGGCGAGATTGGAAGAGACCGCCGCGAGTTCCTCAACGAGATGCGCTGGTGGGAGATACGCTGCATCATTCGCGGCTACAACCGCCGCAGCCGTGACATCTGGAGTGCGACGCGCTGGCAGACGTTCAACCTGATGTCAACGTCGATGGCCGACATCAAGAGTGCCGGTATCCACAAGCCCACCGACCTCATCACCTTCCCATGGGAAAAAGAAACCATCATTGCCAACCTCCCAAGCGAAGAGGAAGCCTCCGACATGGTTGACATGATACGTGAACTTAATAGTAAACCCACGACCTAAAATCGTGGGTTTTGTGTATGGCCTTGGACATTAAAATCGAAAACTTTGAACTGATTGGAGCTGACGAAGTAGCCCGATTGTTCGACCGCCTTCTCACGTCTGACACCGACATGGATGTTCTCGTGAGAAAGCTCATCAGCAAGGAACTTCGTGCAGCACGAAGCCGAATCAGCAAAGAATTAGCAAAAGAACTTGAAAGCGACCCGCGCAAGGCAGCACTCGCTGTTAAGAGTTCCGTATATAAGCAGCTGTTCGGTGGTAATGTCAGCATATTGGCAAAGCGTAGGGCATCGAGCACCCGCGTCACACTGAACCGAGAGAGAACGCTTGAACCTAACAAGCCAGGTGGCAACCGAAGGCGAGTCAGCACACGCACCAAGCAACTTGAATCGTACTACGGCTCCGATCGTGGTTTCATCCTTCGCTTCCTGAATGCAGGCACAACAGGAAGACATATCCAGTTCACGCCAAACGGAAAAAGGAAAGAAGACAAATGGAACAAGCACCCGAACACCGGCAACCGTAGCGCACTCACTGGAAATAATATGTTTGCCAACACTGCCCCAAGGCACATGGTTTTAGCAGTGGAGACAATCATTAAAGAAGTAGAAAACTATATAGCAAGTTTAGCAAATGGGTAAAGCAGATATTCTATCCAGATGGAAAGCTGATACCAGCGACTGGGACAAAAACTTAAATAAGGCGAAGAAACAGCTGGAGGGCTTTGCCAAAGAGAACTTCACGACAAGCGGCGTGATAAAGAATCTGAGCTCCCAACTCGTGGCCACCGCTGCGAGATTTGCCAGCTTTGGCGCAGCATCAGCAGCCGCCATGAAGATGGTAAAGGATTCCTTCATGGCTTCAGAGAGCAACATCGACGAATGGGGCCGTACCGTCGAAGGGGCAAAGGGTGCCTACGATATATTTTTGCAAACGCTCAACAACGGCGACTGGTCGAACTTCTTTGCAAACTTGAGTGATGCTATCAAGGGAAGCCGCGATCTATACGATGCCTTCGACCGGCTCAATTCTGTTAAAGCCAACAATGCCCCAGCCATCGCTCTTCTTGAGCAGCAGTTGTCGCAGCTTCGACTCTTGCAGCAAGCAGGGCAAGACGTTTCAAAGGAGATTGAGTCTACAACAAACTCCCTGAACAAGCTGAAGGGTATGTCAGTCACCGCTGGCAAAAATGTGGGTACGGGCGGAGCATCCACAATCATCAGAAATGCACTCAACAGCAGCGGAGGTCGAGACATATCAGACAAGGTAGTTCAAGCAGTCGTGAAAGAGCTCATGACGGTTGGACAGCCTGCTGTTGACAAATATGCGAGAAACTACCGAATCCTTCAGCAGAAAGGTATGGGCAAATCCGTTGCCGGTTATGACGAATATGGCGACCCATACTACACGATGAGATTTGATATAAATCGACTCAATGCCCAACAACGCCGTCAGTATCTGCTTGCAAGAGCGGTCACCGAAAGGGAATCAGCACTTGCTCAATACAAGGGTATCTTTGCCACAGCCGTTGGTGAAGAAACGGCTGCAAACCGCCAAACGTATCGTTATAACCGTTATGCCTTACAAGGTGCACGAGGAGGCGCAGGTGGTCGTGTAAGTGCTTCAGGCTACATCCCAGCCGAAGGAAGCATCGACGCGCAAGCCGCAAAGGTTCAGGAACTGACAAGGCTCTGGAAAGCAGCCACCGACCAAGTGGGGCGCGACGGCTACCTGAAGCAGTTGGAAGAGGCGCAGTTCGTGCTTGACATCATGACCGGCAAGACAAGTGGAGTCCCAGCCATGAACTACGGCGCAGGCGATCTCGGTGCAGTAAAAGTCGGCAATGTGGACACAAGCGGATGGAGGCTCGATGACAAGGCAATGACCGCTCTCGGAAAAGAAATTGCAAGGATAAACGAAGTAAGAGAGGCAAACCTGACTAAAGAGGTAGGAAGCATCGCCAACGGCATCGGAGGCATTGTTGGAGGCATCGAGCAACTCGGCATTGATTTGCCACAAGGCATGAAGGACGTACTCAGCGGCATTCAGGGTGTTATCTCGATACTCTCTGCCATCAGTACCATCCTAACGGCCATCGAAACGCTATCAGCAGCTAATACCATCATCCCATTCGCTCGTGGTGGTGTCGTTCGTGCAGCTGGTGGCTACACGGTGCCAGGGAATTATGGTTTTGATAATATCCCAGCACTTTTGTCCAGCGGCGAGGTCGTGCTTAACAGGGCGCAGGTCGGAAATCTCGCAAGCCAGCTTCAGGAGCAGGGCAGGGGAGGCGGTCAACATCTCGCCCGCGTCAGCGGTGAACAGATATACATTGCAATGAACAACTACCTGCGTCGAAGTGGCAAAGGTGAGCTAATCACTTGGAGATAGTATAGCAAACCGCTGCGAGTTAGTATAGCAAACCGCTGCGGTTTAGTATAGTAAAGCGTAACGCTTAAATAATTAAAACGTATGGCACAGAACGGAAACAATATCATCGTATATCAGCAGAGCGGGAACGACTGGGTGGCGATAGCCGCTACCAAGTCGGATGAGATCAATGTGGATGCTGAGACCATAGAGATTGCGAGCGCGACCGAGCAGGACTGGAAGCGATGCGTCGCAGGCCGAAAGTCGTGGAGTCTGAACGTGGGCTGGATAGTCAGCGAAGTTGCCGACATCCGCAAAGTGCTGACCGTTGGCACCCGCGTGAAGCTGCGCATCGGTGCTAGGACATTTGCAGCAGCATCTGGACTTGAAGGGTACGCTTACGTCCGTACCTGTAAAATCACGATGACCCGCGGCAACATCTCAAATGGCAGTTTTTCTTTTGTTGGTGACGGTGGCTTAACATAACGAAGTATGGCAAACAACTATACCATCACATTCAAGTCGCTCAGAGCCGGAACGGTCTACACCGTGAACATCGGCGGCGGCACAGGCACAGCCATTCCATTGAAGGGCGGTGCCCAGCCGTTCTTCACGCAGGAAGACGAGAGCGAAGATATGTACATCCCCATCCGCACACAAAGCGGCTACATCCGCATCGTTGACGATGGACTGGATGCCAACGGAGATGCCTTCGATTGGAAAGACCTCATCCCAGCCACCGACACCGCTCGCCCCGTCACGCTGACTGCTGGCGGCTCTACGTTGTGGCAAGGTTTTATGCAGGCACAAGACTTCGGCTCACAGCTCTATGGCAACCCACAGCAGCGCGAGTTCCCGATTCAGTGCGTGCTCACCGTGACCGACGGCAGCGACATCAACTATCAGCAGACTGCCATACAGAACTTCGCCTACCTGCTTTTGCAAATTGTGAACAGCATCCCTGACGGATACCGTCCGCAAAACTTCTACTTCCAAGGCGGCAGCGATGCCCAGCAATGGCTGCTGAAGTGCATAGACTGGCAGAACTTCGCCAACGAGGACAGCGAAGGAAATCTCTCGGCACGCTTCAATATGTACGAATGCCTCGAAGACATGTGCCGGTTCTGGGGATGGACTGCCAGGACACAAGGCACGACGATGTTCCTGACAGCCGCCGACGATAGCGTGGAGACAACATGGCTAAAGCTGACCTACGCACAGCTCGGCACGATGGCAGGCGGCACGGTGGCAGGCTCTACCGAGTCGTTTGCATCCGTTTCGCTCTCTGGCGACATCTTTGCATCCGACAACAACGACGACGTGCTGCAACGAGGCTACCGAAAGGCCATCGTCACCGGCAACGGCAACACCGCCAACGATGCAGTGATGCAAGCATTCCCGCCAAGCGTGGAGAAGCAGATGGTGAATGGCGGCAACTACCGAGACGGCGACGTGATGTACACCAACGACCTGACATCGTTCACCACAGCCATGCTCGTTGGCTCATGCGTATCGGGCAGCGCATCGTTCAATAAGATGGGAGTGGGCAGCGTCGGCAACTTCGGCGGCTCATCGGTGTCGGCATCTGCTGCAAGTTGGCAGGAGTACAACGTCATCAAGATAAAGGATGACTTCGACGGCTCGACGGCCTACGCATCCTTCGAGACGGTGTACCATCACTCGTTCTACGACAACACCGTGGCATCTGGCGGCTTCGACACGGGCGGCCTCTATCTGAATTTTGACATATTCCGTAATGGTGAGCGATTTGAGGATGCCGACAACCAGGGAGTCGGCACCAAACACGTATATGTACGAGTTGGCATCGGAGCAGACAGGGCACACGCTCTATGGTATGGCGGTAGCCCGAACTCATGGTCTGCATCCCCGACAAACATCTCCATCCGTGTCGGTGACACGCAGAGCCGCACCCAGATGCTATCCGTGAACACCAACCATACGAATTTAAAGGGAGTGCTGTTTGTCGACTTCATGGGCTCCGACGATATACCGGCAATCAATGGCAAGCGACGCTTTGAAATAGTCAATTTTTCCGCTGAGTTCAAGCGCAGGACGTACTCATGGTTATTCGACACCAGAACCCGCCAGGGCAACCGCGAGTATATCTCCACGACCGCCAACAAGGTGAATGCAGAGCTCGACGTGAACTGCATCTTTGCCAGCGAGAACGAGCTGGAGTTCGGCTACGGCGTACTGATGAATGCCGACGGCACCTGGATGACCGGCTACAACTACAACGGAAGCTCTGTTGCCATGCACCCAGAGCAATATCTCGCCAACCGCGTGACCACATACTGGGCCACGTCAAAGCGAAGGATACGCACCGACATCGTGAGCAGCGCGGCGGCATCGGTGACACCGAAGAGCAAGGTGACTCTCGACGGCCCGACATCATATCCCATCAGCATCTCGCACGAATGGCGGGACGACATCACCACTTTAACATTGCTTGAACTATGATATTGACAAAGGAAAAAGGACTGCGCATGTGGGGCGGCGGCTACGGCAGCGGAGGCGGTGGCGGCCTCGATGCTTCGGCTCTCGCTGGCTATGCCACGCAGCAATGGACTGAGGATAACTACGTCAGCAAGCCGTTTTTCAATGAGCTGTTCACCATTCACGGCACGGAGACCGTGGAGGTGACCGACGGCACCACATCGGAAGTCACCACGACCACCACCGACATCACCTTCGCACCGAACGAAGTGCCGAGTGTGACGACGGAGACCGACGAGACCACGGGCGATGTGACCGTGACCACGCGAGTCATCACCAGCATCGAGGCCAACTATGGCCTGTGGACTGACTACTTCATCAGTGCACTGGGACTGAACCCGTCAGGCGGTGGCGGCGGTGGCACAACGCTCAACGAACCGCTTGCCAGCATCAACAATGCAGGACTTGCCACACACCCATCGAGCAGCGGTCAGACCATCGTATGGGACGGCACCGACTGGGTTTATGGCAACGCTGGCGGAGGCGGAGGCGGTGGCGGCACCGTGACAAGCGTGGGGCTGTCGATGCCCACGGGCTTCTCGGTGAACAACTCACCCGTGACAAGTCTCGGAGTGATTGCAGTTTCCTTCGCATCCGGCTACAGCCTGCCCACGACCGCAAAGCAAACCAACTGGGACACCGCCTACAGCAATAGCCACTCACACTCGAACAAGACCGTGCTCGACGGCATCACAGCCACCGACATCACCGCATGGGATGATGCTGTGACGGGGCTTTCGCTTGTAGACGGTAGGCTTCAGACCGTGGAGGGCTACTTCACGAATGGAGTTGCCAACAGCGCACTCAGACTGAGTGGAACGCAGAGCAAGACCGCATGGGGACAGACGTATTGGCAGAACGGCGTACCGAGCAGCATATCAGGCAACATGTCCAGCGTCGGCAATATCACGATGAGCGGAAAGATAACGATGGGCAGCTCCTCGTTCGTCATCGAAGTCGACAGCAACGGCGACTTGAAGTTCAACGGCAACATCTATGCCACTGGCGGCGTGAGTGCCCTTGGTCAGAGCAGCAGCGGCAGCAGCCTCGTGCTGAACGAGCCGCTCTCCAGCATCAACAGCAGCGGCCTCTCGGCTCCAGGCTCAAGTCAGAACGGCCAGACCATCGTGTGGGATAACTCAGCAGGCAAATGGAAGTATGGTGCAGCAGGCGGGGGTGGTACTATGGCAACACTTTCATGGTCAGGGTATAGCACCGGCAGCTACAACGGAAGCTCTGCTGCGTCTATCAGCATCCCGAACAACACCAACCAACTGACAAACGGCGCAGGCTTCATCACTTCGAGCAGCGTGAACGGCACGTTCTGGGGAAACAACTGGAGCAACGGCGACTCGCTGTCAGGTAGCATGACTCTCAACAATGCTGCACTAATTAAGTTTAAAGACAGCGGCGGAACCGAGAAGAGTGCGCTGACGATGGACTCATCGAATAACCTCGTGCTCGGTGATGGTTTCACGGCAAGCGGTTACAACACCTATGTGCGTGGAAACATCGTTGTGTTTCAATCCGGCACATCTCATACGAACGCGATGCAAGTGCAATCGGATGGCACCGTCTACCTTCCACTCAGCACGAAGGGATTGCGAATCGGCGATGCGCTCCTAACATGGGACTCGACAAACAACGCTCTGAAGATCAGTGCAACGAACGGCACGGGAGCCGTGAACCTATATGCAACTGGTGGCATCAGCGCACTTGGATATTCATCATAAAACGACAAAGATATGAAAAAGTTCCTTTTCTGGCTTGCGGAGATTTTTCGCGTAGACCTGACCGTTGAGAAAATCATCAAGGTCGAGGTCGTGAAGGAGAAGCAGGTAGCCCTTGCAGGCACCGTCGAAGGCGATGTCTACGTGAAGGGCAACCTCATCGTGAACGGCAGCCTGGAAGTGACGGGCGGTGTGAGTTGTATGAATACAGAACTAAAAAAGAAAGGAGGTAACAATGAGCTTCGTTGACGGTCATATCATTAACGCCCCTGTCAGCATCAGGGATGTGCAGCAGTGTCTCAGTTTAGGAAGCAACGACCTCGGCACGCTGCTCTCGCAAGGTAACATTGCGCTGTGGGCAAAGTACAAACCCGTGGAGGTCGGCAATGTGGTGGGCATCCTGACAGATGCGCAGCGCGAAGCCGTGAACTGGGGCATCGACAACATTCCAACATGGACGGGCACCTATCTGCTGAAGATGAAGAACTTCTGGCTGGGGATCGACAAAACGTCGGGCAACTATCCAGACATTGGCTATAAGCAATATTATTGGGAGTACAAACGCCCGACAACGGTGTATAGGCTACACGACTTTTCAAACGCTGCAAAGACGGTAGGCTATCAGCAAGACGCAGAGGCACCCGTGAAGCAGTTCACGGTCACGTCGGCGCAGGTAGACCCAGCGGGCATCTTCCGTGTCTACTATCCACTCGGTGCGAGAAACACGCGAACGCTCACATACGATGATCTGACCTATCCGACCGCCTCGATTGACGTGGGCAATATGTATCTCGGTGTGATGCTCTACCACAAGACGAACGGCAACACCTACGCCGTGACGAAAGACACGAAAATGAGCCTGCTTGACGGCACACAGACGTATGTGGAAATGGACATCAGCGGACTATCTACAAGTCAGATTAACAACTTCCCTGGCACCTATTCCGTTTTCCCGTTCTGTAGTGCGAGCGTCATCAATTTCACGAACAGCATCTCAAGCACCACCGGCACCTTCATGGCATTGCTCGGCGACAAAGACCTTGTCGTCTCGATACAATATGCAGAGATAGAAATCACCAACGTGCACGGCTATAAGGACACATCGAGCTCACAACACTATGCCCGTTTCGTCGTTTCCTTAAAGAATGACGAGCCATCAGGTTCAGCCGCAAGAAACTACAGGGTGACGGTGACCCTCTGCAACTCATCGGGCACGTCGCTCGGATATAGCGGCTCGGTCACTGGACAACTATCAGGAGCAGGGACGTACAATGCGGAAGTGAGTATTTATATCGCTTCAATATGGAGCCAGTCTATTTACTACACCGTAGAGACTACCATCACCGACACGCTCAAATTCAAGAACTCATCATCGTGGCCTCTGACTGGACCCATCCAAGAAGAGACACCATCACCAACTTAATAAACAATGGAACTATGAAGCAAATCAATTTCAAAGCTCTTGAAGTCGAGGACATTGAGGGCAACAAGCAGAGAGTGGACATCGCCAAAGCCTTGGGCAACCAACTGTACATGCAAGGCCAGAATGTAGAGGAATGCGACCTCGGTCGTACCATCTACTATTCGGAGGGCGAAATAGAACTAACCGATGAGCAGGCGCGATCGGTTCTGCGGATTGTGAGCGGCTACCCATACATCAGCCGCCACGTCATAGAAAAACTTTTGCTGTAATTGGAAAAGCCTGAGCATTTCGCCCAGGCTTTTTTATTCCATTTTGGAATATTACCATTCGCCGACATAGGACTGCTCCCATGTATCGTCAAGCGACACACCGATGCTTCCACTGGCATTGAAGAGATTTCCCGAATATTCCGTGGCACGATTCCGCTTGAAGGGTGCAGCGACAATCGTGACGTGCCCAAGTTCCTCGCCATCGTCAGCCAGCGCACGAAGCGACACGTCAGATGTCCATTCGTCTGTATCCGAAAGACCATACACCGTCATCGACAGCTGGTTGCTTGTTCCCGCATACGAAGCAGGCACCGTCACCGTGAACTCCTTCGCAGCCCCACCTACTGCCAACCCCGACACATAGTCGAGACCGGCATACCATGTAGCAGGCGTGAGACTGAGCTGCGCACATTCCGCTGGAACTTCATCCTTGATATTCACACGCAGGCGAGTCGCAGCGCGATGCATCGTCACCGTATGCGATGCAGAACTCGACGACGACACATCCACCTCATAGTCTTCCCAGAACGTGTCGCGTGGCGTGTCCCAAGTGATCGTGTGCCCGCTCTCGTTCACCGTCGGCGAACCACCACGAGAAGCCACGAAGTACACATGATGCGTGCCGTATGTCAGCAGCAGCGACGGCGCACCGAAGTCCGCATCCGTGCTCGCCTGGTGCACGCTCTGCACACACGTCCCATCCACATAGTCAAACACCCAGAGGTCGGTCATGTTCACATCCTGAAGCGATGCGCGGGTGTTCGGCATGAATGCCATGTCGCCCGCCATGCGGAACGTCACCCGCTTCGCCTCCGCCTCTTCATTCACTCTCTCGTTTGTGCAGGCCGCCATCACCGCCGCCAGCACGATAATCACATACTTTTTCATAGGCTTTCCATTTTGTTATTTAGAAGTTAGTTTCTTTGCTATCTTGTCAAAGTCGCTGTGCACATCCTTCGCCAGCACCTTCGCATATCGCTGCGTCTGGGTGATGTTGGTATGCCCAAGCATCCTTGACACATTCTCGATGCGCGTGCCGTTACTCAGCATGTAGGTGGCGAATGAGTGGCGGGCGAGATGGGAGTGGAGTGGTGTCTTGATCTTCGCCGCTTCACCGATGGCCTTCAACATACGGTTGTAGACGTGGTTTTCTACCCTCGGCACCTTCCAGTCGTACTTTTTCAAGATACCGACAACGGGAGGCAACAGCTGCGACACATACGACACCCCCGTCTTCACTCGTTCAGGATTCTGCACCCACTTTCCGCGCACCTTCTTATAAGTTGATATATCAAACGACTGGGTGTCGGAGTAGGAGAGACCGGTGTACATCTGAAACACGAAGAGGTCGCGGCAGATGCAGAGCGTGGTGCCGTCCTGATAATCGAGCAGCTCAATCGCCCGCATCTCATCCTCGGTGAGATATTCCACATTGTCACGATCGCCACGTTTGAACTTCCCATGCAGTCGCTCGTAGGGGCTGCGCTCAATCTTCCCGAACATATCGGCGCGATGGAGTAGGGCCTTCAGACATTTGTGGTAGTTATATATGGCAGCGTCGCTCAGACCATCAGCCAGACGACCAAGAGCCATCGCTCCCATCTTGTCAGACTTCCTGTTCAGCGAGTGAAGCCACGCATCGAAGTTCATAATACCTTCGACCGTCACATCCTGCCACCGCCGCAACTTACCATATTGCTCCAGGCGGTTCTGAAGCGAGACATAGTGCTTCCGTGTGCCCTCCTTAATATCCAACAGGGGAATCTGCTGGTCAATCCAGATGAGCAGCGTCGGTTCATCACTCTGCCCCTCCACAAGTTGCCACACCCGTCGCCGGATGTCTTCAGTATCAATCAGGCCACTCTCATCAAGCGACTCGTTCACGCACGCGCAAACCTTTTGATATATAATAGCAACGCGCTTGTTCAGTTCATCGGCACCAGGGCAGTTCACAATCTGACCAGCAATGAGCTCAGACTTGTGTACTTTCACACCCGTGCCGAAATGGTACGACTTCCGATTGTACGTCACACGAACCTCCACCTGACCTTTTCCGCCGTTGGTGACACGTCCACGATGATCCCACACAATCGCCGTCGTTATCTTTGTTATTTGTTCATTTATATGCTTGTCCATGTTTAGGTTTTCTTGATTTTGTTTCCCCACCTATTTTGGGGTGGGGAAACATTGGGGAAACATTTGGCATTTTAATGCCCTTTAATGTACTTTGTTGTACATTTGGCAAAACTCCCTAAAATAGCTTGAAACCCCTCTATTTACGGCGGATGCGCCCATTTTCCAGCCTCCTTCAACCTCCCCCTCTGTGATCCGCTTGGGGTTAGGGTGAAAGTGGGGGGAAACAGCGTGGGGAAAGGGGATGCTGGGTGGTTGGGGTGATGGGGGTGGGGAAACATTTGCTACTTGTTTAGGGATTTTTTCGTACCTTCAGCTGTGCCAATGGGAAATGGATAAGAGGACGTGACGGATATATTGTGCACGTCGAGCTCATGGCGGAGCATGGCGATGCGGTGCAGGCGTTCCTCGGCCAACTGCTGAAGAGATGCGATGCGCTCATCCTTTTCCTTTATTATGTCATCCTTGGCGGCGAGCTCGCGCTTCAGGGAGGCGATGGTCTCATCCGACTTTGCAAGGAGGGCATTCAGGTAGCTGGCGAAGTCGAGATGAGAGGCATCCGATTTCGGCTGCTCTTTTCCCACGTCTTCGGCGAGCATCACGTCATCTTCACCACGTAGCCACTGAAGATTGAAAATACAACCCGAAGCCGTTTGTAGCTTCGTGATCACATCCTCAGTCACTTCGGTGTAATCTTTTAGTATGCGCGTGATGGTGTTTTCATTCACGCCCATACGATGAGCTAACTCTTTTTGTGTTTTTATATCCGTGTTGCGCTTGAGATAATCAAACGCAGCGGCAAAAATATTATTCTTTTTCCTCATGAAATACACATAAATATATTAAAATACCTTAAAAATAACAATAAATCTACACCAATTCCGAAAATTGTTTGTATATTTGCACCCGTAAGCAAGCAACAAAAACAACGAGGCATGGAAATAGCCGTGAGACGGGGTGCCGTCTTAGTCAAGATGAATCCTCAAATTTGCGCCCATTTTGGAAGAGTGCGGAATGCAAATATACGGCTTTTTCTGCCACGTTGCTCACATGCAAGCAAAAAATTAAGAAAATTTAAAGTAACTATGGTAAAGGAAAAGGTAACAAAGGACGATTTGCTGAAGTTCTGCGTGGGCGACCAGAAGGTGTTCACGTTGCCGAGTTACGGCAAGGCCAGGAGTGCCCAGAGTTATGCGAACCAGCAGAAGAAGGCCACGATCGGAACCGCCAACCCGATGGAGTTTCGTGCCATCATTGGTGATCCCGTTCCTGAGACTGGTCAGTGTAGTATAACCATCACGCGAGTATCATGACACAGGCACAGCTTGAAGCGAAGGTGTTGGCCACCGTTTGGAAGGCCATGACATCCATCAACGAGCGATACGTGACGGCGGAGGTGTTGTGCCAGCATGTAGGCACTCTCACCCCTCGCTTCATGAAGACGCACGGCAAGAAGTTCAACAGGACTCGCGTGGAGTGGGATGAGACTGATGCCCACGGCAACGTGCGGCATGTAGTATCGAGAGAATGGCTCTACCCGTTGAATGAAATCAAACAATGGATTCAGGACGGGCGCATCAAGGAGCTGAAAGACATATAGAATCCTACTTTTATTTTACATGTTAGTGGTTAAACATTCAACTGCACCCGCTGGTTCGGGAGAATAGGCGGTTTTAAACGAACACAACTAAAAACAAGAAAACGATATGAAACGAATTATTGACAACCGAATCCTTGCTGAAATCGAAGAAGAACACTTCAGCGAGTTTGACGTACAGATGACGGGCATCATCGTGGTGCTTGGCATTATAGTGATCACCATCATCGGAGGGCTGCTGGGATGAGTAAGACGGTAGAAATCGGAATGATGCCCGTTGGTTGGAACCAGAAGACTGGCCTCCCATGCAAATGGCAGGCTGTGGGCATCATGAAGGATGCGAAAGGGAATGCCGTTAGGCGCATCTTTGGCGACCCTGCGGGTGGCGAGACAAAGGCATGGGAAAATCTCTTTGCCGAATGCCAGGACTGGGAGGCTGCGGCCAAACAAGTCAGGGCGGAGATGTATAGACAAGGGAAGGCGTAGCCTACCCCCGACCCCTCCCTAAAGGGAAGGGAGTAAAAACGATCATTGACAGACTTACATAAATAACTACGGCGGGAAAGGTGTCGGAGAGTAGCGGCAGACGTGAAAGCATTCCGACAGCCGAGGCTTGCCGTAGCAGGGTAGGGGACAGACCCCCATCCTGGTCAAAAGAAGAGAGAAGAATGCGCGGTGTCTGTGCCGCGCGAGTGATTAACATTTAGCGCGGATGCCGTTGCTCACTTGGAGAGCTCATGCTGGACATCAGCTGGACGGGTTCGACTCCCGCCACGGCAACAATGGCTGCGATACAATCGCAGCAAACGGAACAAAAAACGGAACAATAACTTAAAACAAAAAGCTATGGAAGTAGAAGGAATTCTGAAAATGAAAACGAACGAGCGCGAAGGCGTGAGTAAGAACGGGCCGTGGAAGATGGCCGACTATGTGCTGGAGATTCCAGGGATGTACCCACGACACATCGCCTTTGCCGTTAGTGATGGCGTGGTGGCGCGGTTTGCGCAGTTCGATGCCATGATCGGTAAGGATGTGACGGTGCTCTTTGAGATTGACGCGAGAGAGTATGATGGTAAGTGGTTCAACGACATCAGGGCCTATGGCATCAGAGCAAAGCAAGCCGCTGGGTGAGTATGACGACGGCGTGGACATGATCATCGACCGCTTTCGGATGACAGAGAAGACGGGGATGACGCGAGACGAGATCAAGCAGAGCGTGAAGAAGGCGATGGTGCTGCTGAACCTTGCACACACACTCGCTGACACCATCGACTACCTCGTGACCGACGCAGAGGGTATCCTTCAGCCGCTTGGTGCTACATTCCAGAGAGAGGACAACCAGCGGTTTAAGAGGATGAAGGAATGCCTGAAGGCTGCAAGACGCACGGCGACGGAGCTCTGCCTGCCGGTGTACAGAAGCACCGACGGCGAAGAGTACGCGAGCGATGTGGAATGGTGGTACAACTTCGTCAGAATGACGCAAGACCGAATCGGCGAGGACGTGACGAAGACGCGGCTGCTGTTGGAATACATTCACGCGATGACATCGGAGCTGGGCATGTTCAAAATACACATGCGGGACTTCAGACGACCCACCTGATAAAGGCTGCGATACTATCGCAGCGAACGGAACAGCGCGAGCCGATAACGGCTCACGAAATGGGAGACAATAAAGATATGGAAGAAAATACAACTATACCAGAGAGCAACCTGCCGCCGATCCAAGAGATACCCGAATTTCTACAGGGTGACCTATGGTTCGAGCAGGATGTCAAGCCGTACCGCCTGGACTTCACGAAGCAGTACGAGCAGCCGCGCTACACGCTGGCATGGGACGGCATACCGTTCGCACCGCTCGGTGGCATCCATTGCATCACGGGACAGGCGGGAAACGGCAAGACGATGACCATTGCGCAGTTCATGGCGGCGATTCTCGGCGGTTCCTTCGGCAATCTCACCTACGAGCTCGAAGACATAGAACCACACCCCCGCGTGCTGTACATTGATACCGAGATGGAAGAGGCCAACACCATCGCCGTGAAGAACCGTGTGCTGACGAT